AAAATGTTAAGGTAGGTTTAGCTTATACATCATTATTAAAAACTATGAGATTAAATGCTGGTTCACAAAATGGTACATCTCAAGGTAAGACTAAAAGAATATATGACATTACAGTTAGAATGTTTGAAACTATAGGAGTAGAGGTAGGATCAAATTTATCTGATCTTGAAAGAATACCTTTTAGATCATCTATTGATCTTATGGATGAAGGTATACCACCATTTACAGGAGATAAAGAAGTAGAGTTTAGAGGTAATTATGAAACTGATGGTTTTATATTTGTTAGACAAACTCAACCTTTACCTTTTACAATTTTATCGCTATACCCTAGATTGGCAACAAATGATGGATAATAAATTACACATAGTTCCCTATACTGCTGAACATGGAAGAATGATTTTATCATCTCAAATGAATCATAAGTTAATGGATAAAGATGCAGAGTTTGAAGGAGATGCAATACATTTGGTAGAAGAAAATTTAGCTTTCACAGGCATTATTAATAACAAAGCTATCTTTGCAGCAGGTATGAAAATGATTTGGGGTAGAGTTGCAGAAGGTTGGGTTATTGCTACTAATGATGTTTGGCAACATCCACTAGCAGTAGCTAAAGCAATTAAAAAAGATTTTGCACGAGTTGCTAAAGAAAATAATATTAAAAGAGTACAAACTGCTGTAAGAGTAGATTTTGATAAAGGTTTGAGATTTGCTAAATGGTTAGGTTTGGAAAATGAGGGTTTAATGAAACACTATGGATTTGATGATTCACATCAATACAGATATGCGAGGATTTTTTAATGAGTTTTGTATTTGATATAGCAGCAGGAAAACAAGCAAATGCTCTTGGTAAATATAATCAAAGTGTTTCTAATCGTAATGCTCTTGTAAAAGAACAAGAAGCTAAAGCTATAAAAAAACAAACTGAATTTGATATTGCTAAATTTGACCAACAATTTACACAACTTCAAGGACAAACAAAAGTAGCAACATATAAATCTGGTGTAACATTAGAAGGAACTGCTTTAAATGTTTTAAGATACAATACTCAACAAGCAGAAATACAAAAAAGTGTTATGGATTATAATTCTCAAGTTTCACAATCACAAAAAATGGAAGATGCAAACTTTGCAAGAATACAAGGAGTAATTGCTAGAAGAGAAGGTAAAATTGCTCAACTTGGTTATTATGCAAAAGCTGGATCAAGTTTACTTAGAATGGGTGGTTATACTGCATAATGAGAAATTATAAATCAGAATACGCAAATTATCATTCTAAACCAGAACAAAAAAAAAATAGAGCTGGTAGAAATGGTGCAAGAAGAATTATGAAAAAAAAATATGGTAATAGTATATTGGGTAGAGATGTAGATCACAAAGATAGAAACCCAACAAATAATAGTAAAGGTAATTTAAGATTACAATCCAAATCTTCTAACAGATCAAGGAATCAATAATGCCAAAAATACCTACATTTACATCAGAAGCTAGACCTACAGCAGAAGCGGCTAGTGTTGTTTCTAATATAAAAGTAAATGTAAATCAAAGTGTAGCAGCAGCATTAGCTCCATTAGGTAAAACTGCCGAAGATTACTATGTAAAAGAAAAAAAATTAGAAGCAGATAATAAGGCTTATGCTTTATTAAGTGATATGTATATAGATCAAAAAGATGCAAATGGAAATATTGTTCAAAAAGGTTTATTTACTATTCAAAGTGAAACAAAAAATAATGGTGAACCAACTAATGCAGCAGCTTATAATGATCAAGAAGTAAACAAATTATATCAATATTTTAAAAATAATAAATTTAATGGTGTAGATAATTTTACAAAAAAAGCTATTGAATCTAAATATTTTTCAACAGCAGGAATTTTAAAAACAAAATCACTTGAAGGATCAAGAAATACTCAAATTACAGATTCAACAAAAATAGATGAAGATTATATTTCTCAAGAAGCCTTAGTATTAAAAGATGTTGGACCAGTTTATTTTGAAGTTTATAATAAAAAAGTTATAGATAAAATAACTGCCAATAGTAATTATGATGATGGTCAAAAGAAAATTTTAATTGAAGCCTATACTAAATTTGGTGCAGCAACATTAGCTGAATCAATGGTAAACAATCAACCTATGCTATTTAAACAGGCATTAGAAAAAGGACAATTTGATATTCTTAATCCTGAAGAAAAAAATACATTAATTGCAACTGCTGATGCAAATATATTACAAAGTAAATTTGGTGCATTAACATCAGCATTAAATTTAGCACCTGATGCTCCACCTGATCTTTTAACAAAAGCGTATAGTGAAATTAGCAAAGGTACTTTTGGTGGTAATGAAGATTTACAAAAATTATATCAAAGTTTATCTTCATCAGAAAAATCAGCATTTACTACTTTTTATAATAAAAAAGCTAGAACATTAAAAACTGATATGCAATTTACCATGTTAGCATCTAATCAAATTTTTAAAGCGGAAGCTGCTGGAGAAACTAAAAAAGTTATAGAAAATATGGAAAAAGAAAAAGGAATTTATGATGCAAAAATTGAAGAGTTGTTTGGAAAAACTCCTATAATATTAGAACAATTTAAAGTGTTAAATGAAAAGATAGTTAATACTAATGGTATTAGTGCTTCTAGTTTTGATGGTAATAGTGAAATTATTAATTTAATTTTAAATGATGATATAAATTTAGTAACTGATAAATTTGTTTTACCAGGTGAAAGTGGTGAACCTAAATCTATTGTAGAAAGATATGAATCAGGAGTTAATTTAGCTGACCTTAAATTTTTATCTAATATATTAGATACTCAAAATAAAAATCCTGAGTTTAAAGCTACATTAGAACCATTTTTTAATTTTATTAATGATTTTAAAGTACCAGTAGAAGGTAGTCCTGCATTAAAATTTATAGATGATGGTTTTGATAAAAGATTAAATAATTTTAAATACACTATGTACCAAAGATTTGTTACTGGCATTGAACAGGGTATGTCCGCTAAAACATTAGTAGATCCAGCTGATAAAAATTTTATTGGTAAAGATGTTTTAAGTTTTATGCCTAAAGCAAATGATGTATTTGCAGATATAATTAAAAAAATAAAAAAAGAAAAAACAATTAATGAAAATATTAAACCACCACAAAAATCAGAATTAGAAATAAAATATGGTAAATTAACTTTTGAAGAATATAAAAATACTATTGAATATCAAAATTGGTTAAAACAAAATAAAGAGGAATAATGACTACTCTTACCCAAGATATACAGGTTATGGAAAAAGGTGGTTTTTCCAGCCAAGAAATTTCAGATTTTAAAAAAAATAAAATTTTTGAAATGCAATCCGCTGGTTTTGGTGAGAATGATATTTTAGAAGAATTTGGTCATGTTCCTGTAGATAAATCAAAAATTAGAAAAATTTGGGATAGTGCAATTACTTTAGGAAAAGAAAATAAAAAAAGTATTCTTGAAAAATTAGAAGAAGCAGAAAATAAAGATCCTAGTATTTTTACAAAAGAAGCATGGGTTGGTAAAGAATTAAATGATCTTGGTGAAAGATGGAAAAGACATTATAGTATGGGTATTATTGATCTTGCTCAAAATTATCATCAACTTCCTGGTAATGATGGTACAGGTTTACCAGAAGGTTTTAATGCTGAACCTTTTAAAGATACAGGCATTTTAGAAAGACTTGTTCAAAATCTTGGAACAATAACAAAAGACTTACCAGTATATATTGCTGGTGGAGTATTGACTAATGTTGCAACTCTTGGTCGTGCAGGTCAAACAGGAACAGCAGCAGGAGCTGGTTTTGTAGCTGGATCAATTAGAGAAACTTATTTAAACGCTTTACAAAATGACGAAGTTAATGGTTGGTCTGAATTTTGGGATATATATACTAAAGAAGGAGTTAAAGCTGGTCTTACAGAAGCTGCACAATTAGCTGCGGCAGTTAAAGGTGGAAGTTTTGCAAAAGGATTTACAACTAAAATATTAGCACAGGTTGCGGCATTTGAAGGAGCAGGTGCTATTATTCATCAAGAAATGCCAAGTAAAGATCAATTAATTGATTCTGTTCTTTTATTTGGCACATTAGGTTTAGCAAGTAAAAGTGCTTCTAAAGTAACTAATACAATTAAAAAAACAAATAATAATGCTATTGATATTGCCACAGATTTTATTCAAGATAAAACTGTAGTAGAAGATTTGTCTAGTACAAATATAAAAATTCCTAGAAAATATGAAAAACCAAAAGAAGAAATTAAAGTTGAAGAAATAGTTGAGGATAAATTTAAAGATAAAATAGAATTAGATACACCAGCAGAAAATAAAATATTACAAAAACTTCAATTTGATAAAAATGAAAAACCATTTAGTTCAAAAGAATTAAAAGATTCTTTTGTAAAAAATTTTGTAGACAGACATCATCCTATTTTAAGATTAGTTAGAAGAGTACAAAATACTAATAATACACAAAAACAATTAAATATTTATGAAAGATTTAGAACTTTAGTTGGTATGGAACATAGAGCTGGACACTTTATAGAAATAGGAACTTTGGATAAAAATTTAAACAAAAATGGTAAATCATATAAAGAAATATTAAAACCTATTGGTAAAGATAAAAAAACTTATTTAGAATTTAATACTTATAAAGTTTCTAAAAGAATTTTAGAACTTGAAAAAAGAGGTGTAAATCATAGTTTTGATTTTGCTGCAGCAAAAGAAGTTGTTAATAATAAAAAATTATCTAAAAAATATGAATCTATTTCTAAAGAGTTAGATGCTTATCAATTAAGAGTATTAGAATATGCAAGAGATAGAGGTTTAATAACTAAAGATGCGTTTGATGCAATAACTGAAGCTAATAAAAATTATGTACCTTTTGCAAGGATTATAGAGGTTAAAGAAGGAACAGGTGGTTATGGTGAAGTATCTAATCCATTGAAAGGAATTAAAGATGGAAAAGGTTTAGATGTAGCAGATCCTATGGAAAGTATTTATAGTAACACTTTTCATTTAATTAAATTAGCAGAAAGAAATTCAGCATTAATAGAATTTGTAGATTTTGTTGCAAAACATAAAGATGCTTTTCCTGATATTAAGCAAAAAGTTGGTAAGCCTAGAAAAATAGATATAGAAAGAAAAGAATTAGAAAAAATATTAGATACTACTTCAAAAAATTTTATATCAGATAAAGCTGTAGAAAACTTTCAAATTTTTAGAAGAGAATTTTTAACTCCAGACTCAACATCAATAGGGGTTATGCGTAATGGCAAATTTGAGGTGTGGGAAGTAGGTTCAGAACTTGCTGCTGCAATGAAGGATTTTGATCCAAGAACTATGGGTGATGTAACAAAAGTTTTTGCTGCACCTGCTAGATGGTTAAGAGCTGGAGCTATTGCTTCTCCAGATTTTATACTTCAGAATGTTCTTAGAGATACTGTAACAGCATCTATATTTAGTAAGTCTGGCTTTATTCCTATTTGGAGTTCTTTAGATGGTGTAATAACTCTTACATTAGGTAAGTCTGGTTTAGGAAAAAAATCTCAAGAAATTTATCAAAAATGGGTAAGATCAGGTGGTATGCAATCTACATTAATGTCTTTAGATAGAAACATTAAAGATAAAGCTGCTTTTAAAATTTTAAATGAAGGACCAATAAGAAATAAAATAGTTACTCCATTAGAAATGTTAAGAGTTGCATCTGAAATTTCAGAAAACATGACAAGATTATCTGAGTTTAAAAGAACTTATAAAAAATCTAAAAAATTAGGATTAACAGAAAAAGAATCTATTGAAAGAGGTGGTTTTGAATCAAGAGATGTTACTATTGATTATTCAAAAATGGGAATGAAAATGAAAGCTATTAATCAATTAGCTGCTTTTACAAATGCTAGAGTACAAGGATATACAAAATTAGTTGATGCTTTTAAACAAAGACCTGGAAGAGCAATGACAGCAATTACAGCATCAATTATATTGCCTTCTATTTATTTATGGTTTGCAAATAAAGATGATCCTATTTATAAAAGACAAGAAGAATGGGTTAAAAATAATTATTGGATAATAATACATGATGGCGTTGCTCATAAAATTGCTAAACCATTTGAACCAGGTGTTGTTTTTGGAACTGGTACAGAACAATTATTAGATTTTTTAAATAAAGAACATCCAGACGAATTAGCAAATTTTGTAAAAGATTTTGGTATAACTCAATTAAAAGCTCCATTAAGTGCAATACCAACTATTGCCATGCCTTTTATTGAAGCAGGATTTAATTATAGTATTTTTAAAGGACAACCTTTAGTACCACACTATATGGATAAAAAGTTATTATCTAAATATCAATATACAATATATACAAGTGAAGTTGCTAAAGGAATTTCAAGAGCAATAAATACAATGTTACAACCTATTGTAGGTGATTATTCTCAATTAGATAATCCAGTTTTTATTGATAATTTTTTAAAATCATGGTTTGCTTCATTGGGAAGATTTACTATTCAAATGGCAGATAAAGGATTAGTAGAGTTTGGTGTAATAGATAATCCTATAAAACCTACAGATAGTTTAACTGTAATACCTGGAATAAGAGCTTTTCAAGTTAGAGATCCTAGTGGAGGATCTGAATTTATTACTGATTTTTATAAAGAATTTATAAGAATAAATAAAGATGTAAATACTGTTACTATTTTAGAACAAAGAGGTGAAAATGCAGAAGCTCAAAAATTAAAAGAAAAAATAGGTTTAAAAGATAAAAATGTGTTATTACTATTAAATATTAATGATGCTATTAAAGAAATGAATTTAACTATAAGAAACATTCATAATACTAAAAAATATACTGCTGATGAAAAAAGAGAATTAATAGATGATATGTATCTTTTAATGATAAAAACAGCTAAAAGAGGTTTAGTTCTTATGAATTTTAAAGTTGATAAGACAAAAGAAAAATAATATAGAGATAGTAATATGACAGTATCAAGCACAACAGTAAAAAGCACAGCATCAGGTGATGGTAGCACAACAGCTTTTACTTATTCATTTAAAATTTTTGCGGACTCTGATTTAGAGGTAATTATAAGAACAAACTCTACAGGAGCTGAAACAACTAAAACATTATCAACACATTACACAGTAGCTGGTGCAGGTGCTGCGTCTGGTGGAAGTATAACATTCACATCTGGAAATATTCCAGTAGTAGGTGAAACAGTTGTAATCAGAAGGAATGTTCCGCAAACTCAAGCAATAGATTATATTGCTAATGATCCATTCCCTGCGGAGACACATGAAGAGGGTCTGGATCGTGTAACTATGGTTGCTCAACAAGTATCAGAGGAATCAGATAGAGCAATAAAATTATCAAGAACAAATACCATGACCTCTACAGAATTTACTGTAGGTGCAACTGATAGAGCTAATAAAGTTTTATCTTTTGATGCAAATGGTGAACTTGCTGTTGCTCAAGAACTAGGAACTTTTAAGGGTAATAGTGCTACAACAACTACAGCAGCTTATGCTGTTAGAGATATAGTTAAAGGAACAACTACTGCTCAACTAAACAATATTTATATTTGTATTAAAGCATCACCTATTGGTACAGCTTTAACTAATACAACTTTTTGGGTTTTACTTGTAGACGCTGTAAGTGCTGCAACAAGTGCTACTGCTGCGGCTTCATCTGCATCAGCTGCTTCAACAAGTGCTACTGCTGCTACTAATAATGGTGCTGCACAAGTTACATTAGCAACTGCTCAAGTTGCTTTGGCAACTACACAAGCTGGAAATGCTTCTACTTCAGCAGGAACTGCATCAACTAAAGCTACTGAAGCAGCAGCATCTGCTGCCGCTGCCGCTACATCTGCTGATGCTTTTGATGATATTTATTTAGGAACTAAATCATCTGATCCAACTACAGATAATGATGGTGATGCTTTGGCTGCTGGTATGCTTTATTTTAATTCTCAAACTGATCTTTTGCGTGTTTATACTGGTTCTGCTTGGCAAAATGCTGCTGTAGATACTACTGGTTTTGTAACAGTTTCTGGAACACAAACTTTAACAAACAAAACTTTAACTGCACCTGTAATTGCAAGTATTGCAACTGTATCAAATGGAGCTTTAGAATTAGCTCCTAACGGAACTGGCACAGTTGTTGTTAAAGGTAATACAAATTCTGGTGCTATAAAATTTAATTGTGAAAGTAATACACATGG